AAGAAAGTGGAATCAGATATGTTATTCCATTCTTTTTTACTATACTATCCCATAAGGAGAAAATCAATGATAATTGATAACTTAGACAAAAAAAATTTTATATACTTAAAAGATGAAAAAAACACTAAGGGTGTTCTTGGAATAACAGATAATAGAATTGTAGAAATTCCAAACTTTGTAGATAAAGAGACAGCAGAAGGAATCATATCCTATGTTGAGTCAAAAGGAGATAATTGGGGAGACATAGCGTTTTATGGTTCTTCTGGAATGGGATTATCTCCAAATGATCCAACATTAATAGAAAATGGACTAACCAATAATTTTTTTGAAGATTTGAGAGAAAAGTTTAAAGATGCTGTTGAATTAGTCTTTGATAGAAAAGTTAAAGCAAATACCTCTCATGCACAAAAGTGGGATGTTGGAGGATTTGCCTCACCCCATTCAGATAACTCTGACTTTGAAGGAAATCCAAATGCTTTTGAGATTAACAAGTATGTTGGTATTTTATATTTAAATGATAATTATTCTGGAGGCAATTTGTTTTTTGTTGAAGAGAGCGATGAAAAGTCTGAAAATGTTGATATGTATGGAAAGGTAGTTCCAATATGGAAAGATCCGTATCTTTCATTTAAGCCAAACGCTTACTCATATTATGTTTTTCCAGGAGGATTAGAAAATATACACGGCGTAAGTGAAATATTAGATGGAACAAGATATACCATGGTTTCTTTCTGGGATTACGAAGATGCCTCATATAGTCAGGAAACTTTAGACAGGTGGGACGAAGAAGAAAAAGAAGTTAGAAGGCAGCAGGCTATTCAAAAAGAAGAATGGCAAAAAAATTAATTAAATAAAAGTCTAGTCAAAAGTTTTAGGGTTTTGCTTTTTCAAAACTCTGCTATACTTAAACTGTTTCGTTTTTGAAAGGATCCTATAAATGTCAGAAAATATAATAGAGTTTATTGAATTGCCATTAAGACATTCTCAGGTCAACTTTTCTTTTCCACCTCCAATATCTGCACAAGAAACAGCACCATCTTGGTACAAGGCACAACCTTCATCTTTTAGCAAAGAGGGTGAAGACCGAAATGAAAACCTAACCATAAAAAAATGTTTGCCAATCTTTGATGCAATGACTATGGGCTATTTGTTTCTTATGCCAGTTGATCTATATATCAATACTAAAAATGAACAAGTTGAGTGGAGTGTGGATGAAGAGTTTTCTAGTATAAAGGACATATTAATTAGTTGGCATTCTTCAGAACAAGTATCTCACTATCCATCTAAACCTAATATCTATGTAGACAACTTACTTAGGATTATGCCTATGTGGATGACAAAAACTCCTGAAGGATACAGCACATTATTTACGTCCCCAATACATCAATCAAATATTCCAATAAGAGCAGTAGAAGCAGTAATAGATACAGATAAATTTCTTCCTGCTTCAAGAAATGTATTCTTTTTAGAAAAAAATTTTGAAGGAGTTATAAAAAAGGGAACTCCAATATTGCAGGTTATTCCTTTTAAAAGAGAATCTTGGAAAATGAGCCTTGGAGTAGATCACAATGCAGAACAGGTTATGGACCAAAGAAGACGTAAAAATGCTTTTTTCCCAAATGGTTATCGTAATATAGCCTGGGAAAAAAAGAACTTTTCTTAAGCATAACTATTGAGAACACATTGAGAGTTTTGCTTTTTATAAAACTCTGCTATACTTAAGACTATTCCGTTTTTGAAAGGACGATACACATGTCAGATTTTTTTAGTTTTAAACTTCCAGAGGACTTCGTAGAAAAGTACAAAAACCAAGAAAGCCCATTTGGGTTTAAGGATGCAGCAGAAAATTCACTTGGAGAAATTACTTTTATTCGTACTTACTCCCGTATGAAGGAAGATGGAACTAAAGAAAGATGGCATGAGGTTTGTCGGCGTGTAATCGAGGGTATGTATTCAGTACAAAAGAATCATGCTAAAGAAAATCGGTTGCCTTGGAATGACTACAAGGCTCAGAAGTCTGCACAAGAAGCATTCCAAAGAATGTTTGAATTAAAGTGGACTCCACCAGGTCGCGGTATGTGGGCATTTGGAACCCCTATGACTATGGAGAAGAAGAACTCAGCAGCGCTTCAAAACTGTGCAATGGTATCTACAAAGGACCTTGACAAGAACGATCCAGGAGCCCTATTTGCTTGGGTTATGGACGCCCTTATGCTTGGAATTGGTGTAGGGTTTGATACAGTAGGACAGGATAAGAATTTCTCAATCTATGCCCCAACAGAACCTGAACAGGTGTTCGAAATCCCAGACACTCGTGAAGGATGGGTCGAGTCAGTTAGACTTCTTATCAACTCATATCTCAGAGCAAACCAAAGTATTCAGAAATTTAACTACGACTTGATCAGACCTCTAGGAGCCCCTATTAAGGGCTTTGGAGGCGTTGCATCAGGACCTGCACCCCTTATCAAGTTACACGACCATATAGACCGTGTAATCGGCTCCAGAGCGGGTGAAACACTAGACTCTCGTGCTATCGTAGACTTGGTAAACCTTATCGGTACCTGTGTGGTATCAGGTAACGTAAGACGCTCAGCAACTCTTGCTTTGGGAAATGCTGGGGATGAAACATTTATGAATCTAAAGAATTCAGAACTATTTCCAGAGCGTAACTCATTTGATCCAGAAAATCCAGGCTGGGCTTGGATGTCTAATAATTCTATTTCAGCAGAAGTAGGAACAAAGTACGAAGACTATGTAGATTTAATTACAGAAAACGGAGAGCCAGGTTTTATCTGGCTTGATGTTGCCCGTAATTATGGACGACTAAAGGATGCGCCAGACGGTAAGGATTATCGTGTGATGGGATTTAACCCATGTGCGGAGCAGCCATTAGAATCATACGAATTATGTACGCTTGTAGAAGTGCACTTAAATCGTCATGAATCTAAGGAAGACTTCCTGCGTACCCTGAAGTTTGCATACCTATATGGAAAGACTGTAACACTTGTTCCAACACACTGGCCACAAACAAACGGTATCATGCAACGCAACCGTCGTATTGGTACATCACTTACAGGTATTGCATCATTTGCAGATCAAAAGGGTTTGCCAATTGTTCGTGAATGGATGGATGAGGGTTATAACAAGATTCGTCATTATGACCATCAGTATTCAGAATGGCTATGTGTTCGTGAATCAATTCGTGTAACAACCGTTAAGCCATCAGGATCAGTTTCAATTCTTTCTGGTGCAACTCCTGGAGTTCACTGGGGACCTGGAGGAGAGTTCTTCCTACGTGCCGTTAGATTTGGAAATACAGATCCAATGATTCACCTGTTCAAAGCAGCAGGGTACACAATTGAGGATGACGTTGTATCAGCAAATACATCGGTAGTTTATTTCCCAATTAAGTCAGGTCATCCAAGATCTGAAAAGGATGTTACTTTGTTTGAGAAGATTGCACTTGCTGCAACTGCTCAGAAGTATTGGTCTGACAATGGCGTTTCTGTGACACTTTCATTTGACAAAGAAACAGAGTCAAAGCATATTGTTCCAGCACTCAATATGTACGAAGGACAACTAAAGGCTGTATCATTCCTTCCAATGGGAAATACAGTTTATCCACAGCAACCATACACAGGTATTACTGAAGAGCAATACGAATCGTATATTGGTAAATTAAAGCACATTGATTTTGCTGCTATTTATGATGGAGCAGAAAATCTTGAGGCTCAAGGAGAGATGTACTGCACTACAGATTACTGTGAAATTAAAATAAACAAGTAGTCTTTTGTGGTAAAATAGACCTATAATGTCTAATCCATCAAACCTATATGCCGAAAAAGTCTTTGCTGAGCATCCGACTGGTCTATGGGCTTTAGACGATACAGCAGACTATATTTCTTTACTTTCAGAACCACAAAGAAATTTATCAAATTGGACAATTGTTGGCGGTACATATCAAAACTATACCCAGTCAGTAGACGAACCATTTATAAATAGTTATGTTGGTAAAATTACCGCTACACCAACAGACAACGAGATGGCTTCTATAATTGCAACAAGTAATGAAATAATGAGCCTAAGAGACTTTAATACTTATTTAAGAACATTTTCCGTAGGTGGTTATTTTTATTCTGAAAGCGCATACATCGCTGGCTTTGAGATTGGTTATCAATATACAGATACAACAAGTGGTGACATCATAACTCATTTAAAAAATTATGATACAGTAATAAATAGCAACTGGGTCTTTATATCAGAAACATTTGACACTCCTCCAGATGATACAAATATTAGGCTAGTATTTAAGATTAATTTTATTGGTGGATCAGAAACAGAAGATGTGTTCTTAGTAAATGGAATAAGCCTTGGTCAATGGTCAGAAGAGTTTGCATCTACATCTCTTGGTGTTCAAGCAATTGACATACCATCAACAATATCTATTTCACCACAAAAAGGCGTTGTCTCAAAATGTTACGGTCTGCAAGAGTTAGATGGATACTATTTGGTTTCTGACAATATGCTTAAAGCAAAAAATTCAGGGATTCCGATTGTTTATGGAACATCTGGACTTACAACCATATATCCAAATACAAACACCCCATCACTTATAATTCCTGGATCTGGTTTTTTAAATGAGGCTGGTAAATTTAAACAATATACTTTTGAAACTTGGCTTAGAATAAATTCATATAGCAATGAAAGAAAAAGAATTATTGGGCCAATTGCTTCAGAAGATGGAATATATGTTGATGGTCCATCAATAGGTTTAAAAATAGGAAATGAGTACGGAGCATACTATGTTGGCGAGTGGACAAGGCCAATGCTTGTTCACATGCGTGTAGGTAAAGATACCGCATCTCTTGTAATAAATGGACAAGAAGTTGTTTCTTTAAACTATTTAACAGAGTCTCTTTATTTACCATCAATGCTAAACTCAAACGGTAAGGATCAGGACTGGATAGGGTTTTATGCATATGACGACATATATCCTATAGAGGTAGACTGTGTTGGAATTTATCCATACATAGTTGCAACTGCTGTTGCAAAAAGAAGGTTTGTTTTTGGACAAGGTGTTGACATTCCAGAAAACATCAATACATCATATAGCGGAACCTCTGTTTTTATTGATCATTCATTTGCAGACTATACATCAAACTATTCATATCCAAAACTTGGCTCATGGAATCAGGCTTTTAATGACAATACATTAATCGTAAATAAATCTCTTTCTGTTTTGTCTCATCCACTTCCAGAGATAGTCTTATCATCAAAAACAGAAGAAGAACTTTTGTCGGACTGTAATCTTGTACAGTCATCAGATACAAGAAATTTTTTATCTTTTAGACCAAACCCTTCTTGGAATAATGTTTCTGGATACTTATTCTTTAAGAACTTTGACTTTATAAAAAGTCCCATTTCTGCTTTCTACGGTTGCTTTAGATTACCACAGACATCTAGTTCGGTACAGACTCTTTTTAAAATAGAAAAAGAAAATACAAATAGTTATTTTATGATAGAGTTAAAAAATTCTAATATATTTTATAAACACGGAACTAACAATATAAAAATTAATGAAGCAAGAGCATTTATGAATAAAACGACGGGTATTGTCAATACAGTCTATACTACAAATGTTCCACATCAAATTTCACAAGAATCAAAAGTTTTAATATCACAATTTGAAAAAACAGAATTCAATAAATCGGATAACTATGTAGATGTTTTTAAGATATTGAGTTCTAACTCATTTTCTATAGAAACTCCGTGGATAACTCTTATTCAAAATCAAGATCAAACCTATGTTGATAAGTATTCGTATGGTCCAGGCATAAAAGGAACTGGAATTGTAGATTTTTATACTGTTCTATATTCTCCACTAACTGCCGATCCAGGAGAATTGATAGATATAGGCCTAAACATTCCAGCATTTGTATCAAGATTTGGAAACCCCGTATCAGACTTCTTTGGATCTTTATCAGACCTAAGAATGTATATCGGTGGAGACAGGAATGGACTCTCAACATTTACTGGAAAAATATACAACATCGGAGCATGTACCACATACAACTTTCAAAAAATTAGGGCTTTGTTTAATGAGATAGGAGTTCCTATTTGGAATGAAGATCTTTTTGCTGTTTATCAAAACAACCAATTAATTAATATAGACGGAGGAATAGACACAACATCTATGCCACCTTACGGAGGTTTAACAGACACAGCAAACGGAGCACTTAGTGGTGGAGGCGTAGTCGTTGCTGAAGAAGATTCTCTTTTAGATCACGTTGCAAGTTATACTCTTTTACCAGAAATAGTTTTTGATACATACAAACTTTCTGTATCTGCAAGCGCATATTGGGAAGATCAACTACCATTAACATACTTTGCTGAATCAGTTCTGGATAAAAGAGGGGACCAATACTTTGATCTTGATTTTATTCAGTTTAACATTGACTATCCAATACCATCAAAAACAATCGCAATAGAAACAGAGCCAGAGCCTTGGACATATTCAGAGTTATCAAATGAGTATGGAACTCCAGTTCAAAGAACATACACATCGTTAGATAATTATCTTTTTACTGGATATAATGATTACGATGATTTAAAAAATAAAATAGCAAAAGATTATAGATATGACACAGACGGATCAATTGTAAAGTCATACGTAACTTTTCAGTATACAGAGTTAGGGGCAAACCAAACATATTATTATTTTACAAAAACAGAAAGACCTTCAAGGGATGGAGTGTTAATTCCTGGTTCAGACTGGATGACAACAAAGTATGAAGTTGTAGATAATATGATTATCTATCCACCAAGTGGTGTAGACTTTAATGACTTGTCCATTGTTACACACATAGAAATAAATGTAAAAAATTCAGAGACAAATAATGTATTAATTAAAAAACTTTCTTATTCATCGCAAGCACTTAATGAGGCTGATGCAAGCCCAATCGGTACAAGGTTTGGAACATCTATTTATCCATATACTAAAACTGGAATATATTATAATTTTAAAAGCAATAATCCTTTTGCAATCTC